TTCTTGAAACAAGCGCGCCCAACAAACCGGGGCCGGGGTTTTGCCCGACAGCCACCTGCTTGTCTTTTGATCGGCTGGTAACATTAATGCCCAGTATCGACAACGCCACGCCCCATATAATGGACAATTCGGCAATGGCCTTGATCGCGTTAACGGCCTCGGTTGGCTTCCATAACAGCAGCACCGTAATCCCGAGCATCTGCACACCCCAGGCAATGGCAACGATGTAACCCAGCAAGGGCCGCCAGTATGATTTGAATTTGTTTGTGGAATTGATCTCGGCTCGGATGGTGGCGTTGATCTCGGCAAGCTGTTTGCTTTCGGCCTCGTACTGGGCAATCATGATCGGGGCGATGGCCTGTTGAAAATCGGCCTGCATCGCCACATCATTCTGAATCGCCTCAAGCGCATCCAGCGGATCGTGTGTTCCCGCCATGTTGCCGGCAACATCAATTAACTGGTTGGCCACACCTTCGGCGCTATCGCCTTTTAACCATTTCACAACGCCGGGCGCAAACTGGGCCAGGCCCATTGCAATACTGATCGGGTCCATCAGAAGGCCTCCTGTGTAAGTGATTTAATCGTATGCAGGCCTGCCTGATAAAGGGTTGGCGGTTTTCCGATCAAGCGATCCTGTTTATAGGCTGTCAGTACTTCACGCCGACCGCCTTCCGACACGAATGAAACATGCACCCACCGGCCAAATTCATGGATCAATTGATCAAAGGGCAGTTCCAGATCGATAATGGTCTGACATATATCAAATGGGTTGAGTGGGCTGGCCACAAAGTCCACTGCCTCACAGCGGCAATGCTGGGAATTGGTTGATCCGCCGATGAGTCGATTTAATCTCACAGGCCGATAACCCGATGTGATTGTGATCGGACCGATCTCGTCACGCAGGGGTTGCAGAATGTTCTGGCAAAGGAGCTGTAATTTTAAAAACTTCTCGCTGCCTTCCTGAACAATAATATTAATACCGTGACGCACGGCAGTTTGAGATCGGGTGAACTCGTCTAGATAGAAATTCTTGGATAGTTGTGGGGACATGCCGCGAGAATACGGCGGGGGCGGCGATAAGTTATATTAAAATATGTCACTAATGTATTAGCCGACCTTGCTGATATCTGTCGATCCACATTCAGAACAGCGCCAACCACCAAACTTGATCGCGGATCCAATCCACACAATCAGCCAAAGCCCGGCGGTGACCAGCGTCAAAATCAGGTGCAGGATATGGTTGGTCCCCTTGCGGAACACTACCACGCGTTTATCGCATTGTTTGCAATAGCCGCTGCTTTTTTCATCGGCCATTAACTGGTCTCAGCCTCAACGAGCTGGCCCTTCAGCAACTGCTCGGCCTCATCATCGTTGCTGATAAAGTTAATAGTGATCGACTGATTATTGTAGATGTTAAACATAGACCCCTGCTTTGTTTTTCCTTCACCTATTAGATCACAAATTTGTTGCAGCTTCTTATCCTTATCCTTATCCTTATCCATGCTGTCCCCCGGTTATTATTAATTATCGACGGGAGGCGATATCCGCAAACTGGATGATCTTTGAATCATCGACTGTCAGTTCCTGCTCGTCATCTTCCCCACTGACATAGACATAGATCATCACTACCAGCTCGGCAAACTGTTCATCGGTAAACTCGCGCCCGGTAGACCTTGCCAATTTAACCGCCTCAATTAATAAGCGTATATCAATTGCGGGAGATCGCAACCTGTAAGAATTGGTGGGCTCTTGAACTATATTGAGCCGGGACACTCCCTGGCCATTTAAAATCCAGCCCAGATTGTACTGTTCGCGCTCCGCGAATTCAGCCAATTCCTCCAATGGAATAGTGCCGCGTTTTTTCCACGTGGCCGGGGCATTGCGGGAAACATTCAGCGCACGGGCAATATCCGAATCCTTGGATGTACCCAATTCCCCCTTCAATCGCTCAAGAATTGCATTAATTGTTAACATATCGCCATATATTTCTTGGTAAAGTGGCGTTATGTGATCTATACTGATCGCATAACGTGAACATTAGATTATAACTGAACATGAAAGAGAGGTTATACCAAAGATGAAGCGAGCTGACATCCTGAAAAATCTCAACGAGAAGAATCTCAACTTCTCGATTGTGGCCGAGGCGCTCGATGTTGCACCGGGACATGTCTCTGCCGTGGCTGGCCGCAAGGCCACCAGCAAACGAGTGGCCGATGCGCTGGCCAAGGCCATCGACAAACCGCTGGACGAGGTGTTTGATGATGTGCCCGAATATCATGTTGCCGCCATCAAGCCCCGCTCTGAACGTGTTGCATCACTCAAGGAGCTGGTCGCTTGAGCGGGCTTTTCAAATGCGCCAACGTTGGCGCATTTGCCGGGCAGCCCCAACAGCCGGATCAGGCAGGCCTCGTTCAATGCCCGATCACTTTCGCCGCCCATACACTTATATATAGCCCGCCGACTTTTTGCCGCCTGCTCACGGGCCAGCACATAGCGGGCCACCAGCCCAAAGGCAAGCGGGGCCGTTTCACCATTGCGGCAGGCCCGCTCAAAAGCCAACCGCGCAAAGGCGGGCTCCATTTGCAACCACTCATTAATGAATGCGCCAGCGCTGGCGCATTTGATCATCTGTCCGGCCACCGTCCGGCAGGTGTCCAGTTGTTCACGATACTGCAACACCCGCTCAGCGGGCACTCTGTTAAAGAATGCCTCGCTGGCTCGATCAAGATATTCAGTTTTATCCACCGCCTTATCCCCCTGTTTGTCCGTTCATGTTGTCAGCCTAGCCGCTTGGAACGTTGCCCGACAGGGGTACAAATTTTTTCTTTTTACCCCACCGCCAACAAGAGGACATCCAAAAATGGCTAGGAATTGGAATCGAGTTACCCCCACCTCGGTCAGCCATGCAATGGAGTTGTGTATCGAATACGCGAAGGAGCGCGATCCGAAATTTTCAATCGACCGTCTGGCCGAAGCACTGGGTCAGAACAACAAATCTGTCGTTTACAAATGGCTGAGCAATGGCCGCCTGCCCGGCATCCTGATCCCGATCTGGGAACTGTTCTGCGGCATCGACCTGATCACCCGCTACTTTAATCAGTCACGCGGCAAGATGACCATCACCATCCCCTCCGGTCGCAAGGCCAGCGCCAGAGAGATCAACGAACTGCAAATCTCATTGAACGACGCCGTGGGCCTGTTGATAAAACATTACGGCGGCAACGCCGACACCGATGAAACCATTGCCGCCCTGATCAATGGCATGGAGTCGCTGGCCTGGCACAAGGCCAACATCGAAAAGGTTGATCAACCCGAGTTTGATTTTTCACAGGAGCCAACCGAATGAGCACAGAAAAATACCGCAGCGATTCACAGCAGCGCCTGATCAAAACGATCTTTGTTTTGGCCGGGCATGAGATCAAAGGCCTGGCCCCCAGCGACATTATCCGTGCCACCGGCATGTCGGCCAGTCAGGTCACCCGCACCATGACCAACATGGAGATCGGCGGCATCGCTGAAAAAATGCCCGACATGGTGGACCGCTGGCGGCTGGCACCACGCTTTGTACAAATTTCTGTGGCCATGCTTAACGGCATTTCCAAAGCGCAGGACAAATTAGAAGAGTCCCGTCAGCGCTTTACCCGTAACCCAAGCTAACCCCCATATATATGGAGAACCCCATGCCGAGCAAGAAAGACACGCAAGAACAGGAAACAGAGATTGGTGCGGCCACCGCCAGTTTTGATCAACTCAATCAGCATCTGGCCGAGGTTGAACACAAGTTCGGTGACGGCCTACCGTATGAGCGGGAGCGCATTATTCATGAGGCCACGTTTTATCTTGAAAGGTCCGCCGAGGCCATGCTGGAAGCAGGCAAGCTCATCATCAGGCTGAAGGAACACGAGCAACGTGGCGACTTTCTTGACGCGCTGGAGACCATCGGCCTGGCCCCGCGTGTGGCACAAAAGATGATGCAGGCCGCCCTCAAATATTCCGACCCCTCTATGGAACCCCTGATCGGTTTGGGCAAATGCAAATTGCTTGAACTCATGACCGAGGATGACGAAGACCTGCAAGAACTGGCCGACGGCGGATCGATGTTGGGTCACACACTGGATGATATTGATCGCATGTCGGTGCGTGAGTTAAAAGGTGCCCTGCGTGAAGCACGCATGCTGCGCGATGACGAGCAGGAAGCAAACGATCACCTGATCCAGAACAAAAATAAAAAGATCGATGAGCTCCACAAAAAACTCACCGCCAGCAAGAAAAAGGCCCAGCCCTGGGACAAGCGGATCGAGGAATACATCATCGAAACCAATACTGCCGCGCTTGCCGCATTGCAGGCAGTTGAACAACTGGAAGCCCTGCGTGAAATCTTTATGACCGATGACTTCGGCGAAGACAACGAGGCAGCAATGGAGACAATGGCCGTTAGTTATTACGACACCATGTCGCAGGTGGTGGGCCGGATATCCGAGGTCTCGATGGATGCCGATGAAGTGTTTCGTGGTTATCGCGATGCAGCCAACGCCCGGCTGGCTAATAACACGGTGATATAGGCAATGCTTGATCCAATTTATATACCACCAAGAATGGAATGCAGGAAATGTAATGCCGCAATGAGCGAAAACAATGTTAAGGCCAACGGTATTTATAATGAACTCGTTGATCTTTTAATCGTTTGTGATGAATGCGGTCACACAATAAACGCGTTCGTTCCCTTGTCTGATTTTATAGATTTAAATGAGCCGGTTAAAAAATGACAACAACAACCATTAACAAGAAGCTCGATCACATCGAGCTGCAACTTACCGAGGTAAAGCGATCCGCAAAAACCACCCAGCAGTTAATTCTCAAAATCACAACAACACTGGATCGATTGACCGGGATAGAAAAATGGGACTCACTGAATCACCATCAATTACAGTTCAAGATGCCTTGCGCCAGTTAGCCAACAGCCTGGACGCAGCACAACACAACCAGCGTGGCGAGTTGGTCAAAGGCTTTGCCGATCACTACGGCTGGTCGGTGGCCAAGGTCTATCGTGAGCTGAAAAAGATCGGCTGGTCATCGGGCCGCAAGACCCGTGCCGACAAGGGCAGCACCAGTCAGTGTGAAGAAGTGCTGAAAGAACTGGCCGCTACGCAACGCCTGGGTGTGCGCAAAAACGGCAAGATCACAATGGAAACCCCCAACGCCCGATCCCTGCTGGCCGCCAATGGCCGTGAATTTACAGTCAGCAATTCACGACTCAACCAATTATTAAAAGATCGCAAAATGAATATCAAACTACAAAAGCAGGACCGCCCCTGCCAGGCACTGCGATCCCTGCATCCCAATCATGTGCATCTGGTCGATCCGTCACTGTGCTTGATCTACTACCTCAAAGACGGCTCCCAGCACATCATGCGCGACGATGAATTCTATAAAAACAAACCGGACAATATCGCCAAGATCGAAGACCTCAAGGTCTGGCGTTACGTGTTAACAGATCATTACTCCCACACCATCATCGTGCGTTACTACCAGAGCAAGGGTGAAACACAGGCCAACCTGTATGACTTTTTGCTCTATGCCTGGAAGCAGATCGACGGCCGTCCGTTCCACGGTGTGCCGAAGATCCTGTATTGGGACAAGGGCAGCGCCAACACGGCCAAGGCCATCAAGAACGCCCTGTTATCACTGGAGGTAGAAGGCCTCACCCATAAGGCCGGCAACCCCCGCGCCAAAGGCTCGGTGGAAGGGGCCAACAACATGGTCGAAAAGTTGTTCGAGAGCCGCCTGCGCTATGAGCCGGTGAACAACGTGGACGAACTCAATGCCGCCGTCGAGGGTTGGTATAACGCCTATAACGCCGACACCATCCCGCACTATGACGCCAGGCTCAAACGTCGATACATGGCCGAACCCAAGGCCCGCTATGCCATCTGGCAAATTATCCGCAAAGAACACCTGCGCATCCTGCCCGATGAAACCGTCTGCCGTTATCTGTTAAGTGCCGAGCCGGTCGAGCGCAAGGTCAATGCCGACATGACCGTATCGTTTAAGCACCCGGTCAGCAAACAACGCGAGTGGTATGCCGTGGGCGATCTGCCCGACGTGCATCCTCGCGCCATCGTGTTGGTCAGCCCGTTGATCTACGGCGATCGGCTGATCATGGTCACGGTGAAAGATTACAAGCGCGAGGATCAAACCACCATCTTACCTGCACTCGAACGTGATGACTTTGTCGGCCACCGCAGTGATGCCGCCGTGATCGGGTTGGAGATGAAGTCCCAGCCCGACACCGTGGTCGAGAAGGCAGGCAAGGCCGCCGATCAAATAGCCTTCCCCGATCTGAACCAGCAGGAAATCGAAAAGGCCAAAGACAAAAACGCCGTGCCATTTAACGGCGAAATCGATGCCCACTCACACCTCAAGAACGTCGATATGCCCGGCTATATGAAACGACCCGGCAGTGAATTGAATGTGCCGGATCGGTACCAGATGCAGGCCAAACCCCTGACCCATATCGAAGCCTGCAAACGCTTGATCGCCGAACTGGGCCGGGCACTCACACCAGAAGAAAACGCCACCGTGCGCAGCACCTATCCAGACGGTGTGCCGGAAGAACAGTTTAATTCGTTGTTAACAACAATCCAGCAGCCCGGATCGGTCGGGTTGCAGTTGGTTAAGTAAGAGGTATTAAAAATGCAAATTGAACTTGGATTATTGAGTCCCAGTGTAACTGAACAGCTAAATAAAGCCGGGATTTCATCTAAAGACAAGGAAGAACTCAAACGTATAGATATGGATGCGGATGCAATATCTCGGCTTCACATAAGGAACCTAATAACTGAAACAGAGGCACTAAAAGCGAGAAATAAGTTAATGAAGAATATTTGTATAAACATCAACCGCGACAAAAGTAAGTAAGGAGCCCAACAATGCAATCCACCGCCAGAAAGTTGCAAATCAAAACCACTTCACCGCCACAAAAAAAACAGGAGCGACGTTATATGCCACTCAAACTCAAAGGTGTGTTAGCCGAGGCCGGACTCAGCCAGGCCGACTGGCAAGGGGCCATTATTCAGGAAGGGGGCCAGGGCAAAGGCAAGCCGCTGTCATCCTCCGCAGGCACGCAAATACTCAACTGGAATACCTGGCCAAAAAGAACCAGCAAAGAATCGATCCTCGATGCAACAAAACAATTGTTGCGCGATCACGGCGTGCCGGAAGGCGTGGTCGCCACCATCTGGCAGGAAGATAAAGCAGACACGGGCCGCAACAAACACCCCAAGGATGTCCACAAGGGCCAACGTTCCGGCCCCAGAAAAGCAAGCCCATTTGAAACCGACCTACCGGAGGCAGAGATGTTAAGTCCAATAGCTAAAAATCATTTTCAAATATTCAAAGACCCGTTCGTTGATGATGTAACCCGCAAAGAGGATGTCTTTTTATCCACCGAGCAGCGTTACATTGCCGAGGCCATGTATTCCGCCGCCAAGCTGGGTGGCTTCCTGGCCGTGGTGGGTGAGTCTGGCGCGGGCAAAACCACACTGCGCCGCGCCTTGCTGGATCGCGTCAATGCCGACGGCCTGGATCTCACCATCATTCAACCCCGCGTATTCGACAAGGGCAAACTCACGGCCGGGCTAATCTGTGAATCCATTATTAAAGACGTGACCGGCAACGAGGGTGCGCCCATGCGCCAGACACTCGAAGGCAAGGCCCGCCAGGTTGAAAAACTACTCACCGGATCCAGCAAGGCAGGCACGCATCACGTACTGCTGATCGAAGAAGCCCATGACCTGACGATCAAAACATTGAAATATTTAAAACGCTTTTGGGAACTGGAGGACGGCTATAAAAAGCTGCTCACCATCATCCTGATCGGCCAGCCGGAACTCAAGCACCTGCTCAATGAAAAGGTCCACTGGGAAGCCCGCGAAGTGATCGCCCGTATCGAAGTGGCCGAACTGCATCCGCTCAATGGCAGCCTGGAGGAATACCTGGCCCTCAAGTTCAACCGCGTGAGCGCGAAGGTCAACAAGGTATTTGACAAAGGTGCCTTCGACGCAATACGTGAACGGCTCACCATCACCCGCCGGGGTCAGGCCAACCCCGAGAGCATGATGTACCCGCTGCGGGTCAACAACACCGTCACCAAGGCCATGAACCTGGCCGCCC